AAGAAACCCTCCGGAGTTGGGAACCTTGACAGTCCCCATCCTACCGGAGGGTTTCTCTTTGGTCGAGTCGGTGTTAAACTTCTTGAAGGTTAAACCGTTGGATCAAACGGACTAACTCTTGCGAAGTATAACGATTCCGCGCGGGTTCAAAACCGCCATTCCAACTAATTCGTCCATAACCCACCCCTTCGAGAACTGCTCCACTAAATTGTTCTCCTCAACATCGAGGGAGTACATCACCGGGAACACACCAAGGAATGAAGGGTCAGGAGTCAGGTAAGTCGTACCCGGAGGGATAATGATCGACTTACCAATTTGGAATTCACCGAATTGCACGATCCGCTCGCCAGCAACCACCGAGTCCTTGAACGCCCAGCCAGTGGTGTTGATGTCCCACCGGTAGAAGTCGCGGTACTCCTGCGGGTTGCACAGCAGTCGGGTCGAGTCCAGCATGCGCTGGTCGGTGAAGGTCACAGCCGTGTAGAGGTCGTCCGGAGACAGGTAGGTACCTGCAACCTGGATCTCGTTTGGCAGTGAACCCGTGGTCGGCGCAGCCGTCGGGTCGACGGTGCGGTATTCGGCAGCCGAGACCTCCAGCAAAGTGACCAGACGTGCGTCTTCCTGACGCATAATCCCCTGCTTGGTCATATCCTGGGTATATTCGACAATATTACTGCGCAGGTAGTAAAGGTCTTCCTTTTTGATCTTCGGGAACGAAGCAATACGGAAGAGCAGAATCTCGATACGCTTTCCTTCGAAAGGCGTAATCTTGATTTCACCTTCATCACCGTGCAGAAGATATGCCTGACCGAGGTCGTCAAGAATGTCGTACTGAATCGGGACACCCGGAGTAAGGGTGTCTTCCAGCAAAACGTTCCGGAGAATACCTTGGTAACGCAACTGCAGCTGGATCGGGCCGATCATCGACTGACCAAGACGGACCATGCCGCTTTGACGGTCAGCCAGAATGTTAGCCAGCTTCACCTGCTTGTCACGAGCCGACAGCTTCTTGCCACCCATTTTGCGCATGGTGGACTGCATGTCGCTGACATAATCGTCAGACTTTTTAGCGATCCGGCCAAAGCCGGAACCGGTAGCAACTGGAGTACCCATTTTCCACCTTCCTTTAGCTCGCGCCTTCGCCGACCGAAGCCAGGAAGTTGAATGGGTTCAAACGGACAAGAATGACGTCAGTCGATTCGACGTCGATCAGCTCGGCCACAGCGTTGCGGTTGTTGGCCCCGGTGGGGGTCAGCAGCCCTACGTTGTTGGCTGTAAGCAGCGTGCGACCACCATCGGTCGGGTTCAGGCCCGCCCAGTTGGCGTTCAGGTCGAACGCAGGAGCCACGATCTCGAAGACGGCGTCAATACCGCCGGTCCAAACCGTCATCAGGTTTGTGCCGGTAGCGGTGACCTCGTCGATGCCGAGGTTCGGGGCCACGAACAGAGCAGCTAAGCCGAAGGGCTGAGCGTTGACACTCGGCAGCACCGCAGTGGGACTAGAGGTCGTGCCCGAGGAACCAGTGGTGAACGGAGTGAAAACCTCAGCATTCAGGCGGGACATCACAGACCCAGGCAGAATGTCGAAGCTGCGACCCCAGTTCGAGTCCAGGAACCCGCCGTAAGGCGTGGCCTGGTGCTGCGCGTAGATCGGACGCAGCGTGCGCTTTTGCGCGGGGTTGGCAACAGTTGGTCTAAACATTGGCTTTTCTCCCCCTCTCAGGGTGTCTAGGACTAGATGAAGAGTCCGTAGTCGGTAGCAGGATCGGTCGCAGAGATCTTCTGGACACCGGCGGCAGTACGACGCCCCAGCCCTTGAGGAATCCCCTTGGCCCCGCGAGAAGAAGCCGCAGTGACCTTGCGTGCAGTCTTGGCTTTCGCCTGGTCCTCTACGACTGCTTCGAGGACACGAATCCGGTCACGAACGACCGGAGAGCGAAGGGTCTCGAACCGGGCGGTCAACTGCCAACGGCTCGAATCCGAATAGGTATTCGGGTAGGCCTTGATGTAGGCGTCAGCTAGTCGAACCGCTTCCACTCCACTGGCCAGCTTGGCCTCCTTGTCGGGAGCCCAGGTCCCCGCATTCCCGTCTACAACATCCAGAACAGGGTCAGCGAGTTGGTCACCGGCGTTGTGCGCGAAGTCGCCTAAATCGAACTGGCTGGCTTGAGCATCGGCGTCGGTTACATTCTTGACAGGAGCCTCAACATCAATACGTCCTTCGGGTGCTGCAACCTCCAGCGACTTGTCCTCAGCACGCTTGCGCATATTGGCATTCCTTCCTTCAACCTTTCTGGCTTCAGCCAGTACGTATTCCAGGGTCGGGAAAAGGCCTTCGAGGGGGGCCCCAGTC